TAATAACACCTCCAGCCACCACTACAAAAAAAGTAATAACACCTCCAGCCACCACTACAAAAAAAGTAATAACACCTCCAGCCACCACTACAAAAAAAGTAATAACACCTCCAGCCACCACTACAAAAAAAGTTGAAACTCCACGTAATGCAGCAGCAGCATCTATGGGGGGCAATAACCGCATTACTGACAGAGAAAATAAACAAATAGATGATGCGTTGCTAAAGCAAAAAAGAGAAAAAGCTATTATAGATGCAACCAAAAATTTTTTTAGTCCAAGCGACTCTGCCAAAGCAGCACGAGCAGAAAGAAACGCGCTTGTTGAAAAGAAAAGAATGGAAAGAAGCAACGAGAAGAAGAGAATTGCTGCAGAAAACGCTAAACTTGCTGAAATACGACGCACAGAAACCCCTGAAGAACGACTCAAGAGAATAGGATATAAAGGCTTTAAGAAAGGCGGCGTAGTTAAGAAAACGCGTAGTACTACCAAAAAGAAAAGCATAGACGGTATTGCTAAACGCGGTAAAACCAGAGCAACACGGAGTAGGTAACGTAAATGGCAGATCAACCAGAACTAGAGATTGTCTTACCTGACGGAAGACCTGTATCAGAATACCAAGAACCCCAAGAAGATATGGGGACTGTTATAGATATAGGTATTGGCGGGGAAGGCGGCGTTACTATAGCCATTGATTTGCCTGACGAAGAAGATTTTTATGAAAATCTAGCTGAAGATTTTGAAGACGACGATGTGTTGGAGAAATTAGCGTCTGATCTACTAAGTGAGTTTGATGGAGATTTAAATGCTAGGAAAGATTGGCTTCAGATCTACATTGATGGCATAGAATTACTGGGTCTTAAAATAGAAGACCGTAGTGAGCCGTGGCAAGGCGCTTGCGGCGTGTATCACCCGTTACTTTCTGAAGCGCTAGTTAAGTTCCAGTCTGAGACTATTATGGAAACAATGCCGCCCGGCGGCCCTGTTAAGACTAAAGTTATTGGTAAAGAGACACCAGAGAATTTAAAAGCTGCGGCTAACGTAACAGAAAACATGAACCACTGGATAACGGATAAAATGCCAGAGTATCGTGGTGAACACGAAAGAATGCTATGGGGTTTAGGGTTATCGGGCAATGCGTTTAAGAAAGTGTATTTTGACCCCGCTGTTGACCGCCCAGTATCTATATATGTACCCGCCGAAGATATTGTAGTTCCTTACGGAGCTAGTAGTCTTGATTCAGCAGAGCGAGTCACGCATATTATGCGAAAGACTGAGAACGAGGTTAAAAAACTTCAAGCTGCTGACTTTTATCGAGAGGTTGAATTAGGGTCACCTGACGATTCTGAGCTTGATGATGTAGAACAGAAGATTGCAGAGAACATGGGGTTTAGCGCAACCAGCGATGACCGCTATAAAATACTAGAGTTTCACGTAGAGCTAGACTTAGAAGGCTACGAAGACAAAGACGAAGACGGTGACGAAACTGGAATTGCGCTACCTTATGTAGTAACTATAGAGAAAACCTCACAAGAGGTATTGGCTATTAGACGCAACTGGGTTGAGGACGACAAAGCTAAAAACAAACGCCAACACTTTATCCATTACCCCTACATTCCGGGTTTTGGGTTCTATGCGTTTGGGTTAGTGCATCTACTAGGGTCGTTTGCTAAATCAGGCACATCTTTAATTAGACAGCTTGTTGACGCAGGTACGCTATCTAATTTACCGGGTGGGTTTAAAACTAAAGGTATGCGGATTAAAGGCGACGATACACCTATATCTCCTGCAGAATTTAGAGATGTCGATGTAGCCAGCGGAACTATCCGAGATAACATTATGACATTGCCGTATAAAGAGCCTAGTCAGGTTCTTTTTGCGTTGATGCAGAATATTGTTGAAGAAGGACGACGGTTTGCTTCTATCTCTGATATGAAAGCAAGCGACATGTCTACCCAAGCGCCTGTAGGCACAACACTTGCTATATTAGAGCGCACGTTAAAAGTCATGTCTTCGGTTCAAGCGCGTATACACGCAGCGATGAAACAAGAGTTTCAATTACTTGCAGAAATTATTAAAGACAACACATCAGATAATTATTCGTACAACCCATCGGAAGGGGATAAGTCTGTTAAAAGAGAAGACTACGACATGGTAGAGATTGTACCCGTGTCTAATCCTAATTCTTCTACGATGGCGCAAAAAGTAGTGCAGTATCAAACGGTATTGCAGTTAGCACAAACATCACCAGAACTGTATGACTTACCTGTGTTACATAAACAAATGCTACAAACGATTGGGGTACAAAATGTTGAAAAACTTATACCTACAGAAGAAGATCAAAAGCCTAAAGACCCAGTTTCTGAGAATATGGATATCATTTCTAATAAACCCGCTAAAGCGTTTCTACACCAAGATCATGAGTCTCATATCAAAGTTCACATGAACGCGATGCAAGATCCCGTTGTGCAAAAATTAATGGCGAACAACCCCAACGCAGAAAAAATGGCTGCGGCGCTGCAAACACATATAGCTGATCATTTAGCTTTAGGCTATAGGATTCAAATTGAAGAACAGTTAGGTACGCCGTTGCCACCACAAGACGAACAATTGCCGCCAGAGATTGAAGTGCAGCTATCTCGTTTATTGGCTGACGCGTCTGACCAGTTATTACAAAAGAACCAAGCTGAAGCGCAGCAAGAACAAGCACAACAACAAGCGCAAGACCCTATTGTCCAAATGCAACAACAAGAGATGCAGCTTAAACAAGGTGAGCTAGAGCGCAAAGCAGCTAAAGACGAAGCAGATAACCAGATTGCCCAAGCTGAACTACAGTTAGAGACAGCCAAACTTGTTGCTATGGGTGTTAAAGACGAAGCAGAGTTAAATCTTAAACGAATTGTTGAAAGCGCTAAACTAGAATTAAGTGATAAACAGGCATTACAGAAACTTGTTACTTCCGGCGTTAAAGACGAAGCTGAGTTAAACCTTAAACGTATGGTTGAAGGCGCTAAAATGGGAAGTATGGCGGGTAACAGTGATGAGCCTGCCAATCAATGAATTTATTCCAAGTAGTACATAAAGAAATAAATAGTAAACAAGACCTTTTACTTGCAAAGCTAAGTAGTGGTAGTATTAAAGACCACGCTGAGTACAACTATGTGTGTGGAAATATTAGCGCACTAAGAAGCATATCAGCTTATGTTACTGAACTAGAATCAAACTTCGAGGACGATTAATGAGTAATGTCGAACCTATAGGTAAAGAAACACCTGCAACAGCAACCCAACTCCCTGCGCCGCAAGGATACCGCGTTTTATGTGCAGTACCTGATATAGATGATACGTTTGACAACGGCATCATTAAAACAACTGAGACTATTAAAACAGAAGAAATACTAGCAACGGTGTTATTCGTGGTTGAGTTAGGCCCAGATTGTTACAAAGATATTGATAAATTTCCTAGCGGCCCATACTGCAAAAAAGGAGATTTTGTATTAATTAGACCCCACACAGGGACTAAAATAAACATCCACGGCAAAGCATTTCGTCTTATTAACGACGATTCTGTAGAAGCTGTGGTTGATGACCCACGAGGGATACAAAGACAATAACTGTAATTAAGAGGATAATGTAATGCCACAAACAGCATTAGAAGACGAAGGTAACATTGTAGAAGAAGAAGAGCTTGAAATTGTTATAGAAGACGATACTCCTGAAGAAGATCGTGACCGAGAACCTATGCCAGAAGAAATTGTGGATGGTCTCGAAAAAGACGAGCTTGAAGAATATTCTGTAGAAAAATCCAAACAACTTAAAAAAGTATGGCACGACGAGCGCAGAGCTAAAGAAGAAGCTCAACGCGAACGCGATGCTGCAACTACTTATGCTAAACAACAGCTAGAAGAGAATAAAAAACTAAGGGCTGATTTAAATAAAGGCGAAGTGTCTTTAATGGAGAACAGCAAGTCTTCTGCAGAGCATGAGTTACAGCTTGCTACAAAAATGTATAAAGAAGCGTTTGACGCTGGCGAGTCTGAGCAAGTAGCTAATGCACAAGCTAAAATGGTATCCGCGCAATCTAGGTTACATGCAGCAGAAAACTATGAACGGCAATATGAGCAAGAAGAAGAGACCGAAAACGCTCAAGATTGGAGTATTCAACCCCAACAAGAGCAGCAGCAGCAGCAGCAGCAATTAGATAGACACCAAATATCTTGGAGAAACAAGAACAAATGGTACGGCGATGACGATAAACGTGTGATGACTAGCCTTGCGTGGGGTTTACATGAGGACTTAATATTAAGAGGTATTGACCCACAAATAGACCCAGAAGAATATTATGGTAGCATTGACAAAGGAATGAGGTTAAGATTTCCTGAAGAATTTGATGAAGGAACTACAGAAGCAACTACGTCACCCCGTAGTGCAGCGAAAGCAAAAACTGTTGTGTCTTCCGCAAAACGTACTACTAAATCAAAACAGTACGTTCTAACGGATTCTGAAGTTAGACTGTCGCATCGTCTAGGGGTAACACCTGAAGAATATGCAAAACAAAAAATAAAATTAGGAGGATAGCGTAATGGAAGATACAAAACCAAAAGGTCGATTGAATCGAACTAAGCGGGATGTAGAAACCCGCGCTACACAGGAGCGACCAAAACAATGGAAAGCGCCTGAGATACTGCCTGAAATAAACAAAGAGGAAGGTTATTCCTATCGCTTTGTTCGCACCAGCACTATGGGAGTGCCTGATGCTAAGAATGTATCCGCTA